TGAAGAAATCAAAAGTCTAAACACAAAAAGTATTACAAGACACAATCTACAAATATCAGGCTTATGTCCTATTATTGAGCCTACACATAAGATAGTTGATAGACTTAAATATCAAAAAAAGTTAGGAACTACTGCAAAAGGAATTGGACCAGCATATTCAGATTTCTATGCAAGAGATTCTATTTTAATAAGAGATATTGTTGATTCTCCTGAAAAGGCTTTAGTTAAAGCACAAGATCGATTTTATAGACTTCAAGAAGATAGAGCATCTCAAGGTGAAACTTTAGAAGATTTAAATGAAGACTTTAATCTGTTTAATGTGTGGCAAGACAACTTTATTAATATGACTAATACTATTAGTAAGTTTGTAATGTCAAACGAAGATACAATTAAAGATCATTACGACAACAATTTAAATATACTTCTTGAAGGTGCACAAGGAAGTGGTTTAAGTATATACTCAAGTAATTATCCTGATGTAACATCATCAGCACCAACTATAGGTAGTGCATTAAACTCTACCGGCTTGAATCATACGCAGATAAATGAAGTTATTGGAGTAATAAAATCTTATAAAACAAAAGTAGGTAGTGGAGTTTTCCCTAGTTTAATAGAAGATGGACAAGAAAAAATACTTGCTGAAATTGGTAAAGAGTTTGGTGCAACCACAGGTAGACCAAGAAAATGTGGGTGGATAGACTTAGATGAAATAAAGTCAGCAATAAGAGAAAACGGTGTTACACACTTATGTGTAGTTAAAACAGATGTCATGACACATATAAAAGAACCTAAATTTTATGTTAATGGTAAAACTCATAGAATACCAAAAATTAACGTAGTAAATTTAAATGATCTAGGTTTTAATGAACTAATAAATACAATAGAATTTCACACAAAGGTAAATAAAATATCATACACTACTGGACCTAAAAGAGGAGAAATAGTTTGGTCGAATTAATTAAAGGAGACTTGGTTTATTTACATTCTACATATTCAGGAATAACAAATATTAAATCTAAACATTGTATGTTTTTAGAATATGGGCAAAATACATCATTTCAGCAATTAAAAAGTTTATCTAAAGTATTAATAGAAAATAGAATATTACAATTTCCTACAAGTCAAATAAAAAAAATAAAGAGTGAAAATGATACCAAGATATAAAGTTAAAGAAATTGATGATATTTGGAAAACTGACAATAAGCTTCAAACATGGCTTAAAGTAGAACTAGCACACTTAGATTCATTAATGGCCAGTATAACTAATAAGACATTAACAAAAGATGAGTATGATGATATTATAGAAAATGTATTTATTGATAAAGATAGATGGATCGAAATAGAAAGAGAAACTCGACACGACGTTCAGGCTTTTGTTCAAATGTTAGAAGAAACTGTCCCAAATAATAGTGGTAGATGGATTCATTACGGTTTAACATCATCAGATATACTTGACACTTCTCTTTCTCTTATGTGTCAAGAAAGTATTAATGTTATAATCACATATTGTGGAAAAGTTTTATATACACTTAATAAGATTTTAAAGTCAGATCAAGCAAAGTCTCGTATACTTTCTAGAACACATGGGAGAGCAGCAGAAATACAAACTTATTATGATATAGTTTATAGATGGCTTTCTTATCTTAGGAAAGGATACGATTCTCTTTTAGAAGCAAAAACAAAGGTTTCAGTCGGCAAGATGAGTGGTTCTAGTGGAAATTATAATTTTAACTCTCTACAGAACGAAGCTAATGCACTAAGAAAATTAGGTCTTAAACCTGTTGTTTCATCTCAGATTGTTTCAAGACAATATTATCTAGACTACTTTTATGGAATACTACAGATTGTGTTAGCAGTAGAAAAAATTGCATATGATATAAGAATATATAGTATTGACGGAATTAACGAGATGTCTGAACCTTTTGAGCTAAGACAAAAAGGTTCTAGTGCGATGCCTCATAAAAAGAACCCAATTCTTACAGAGAATATATGTGGTCTAACTCGTTTATTTAAATCGTATTTTCATACTGCTATAGAAAACTGTACAACAGTATTAGAAAGAGATATTTCACATTCAGCTTCAGAAAGAATTATTTTTAAAGACTCAGCACACATTGCATGTTTCACTTTGAAGAGGCTAGAAAAAATATTTAAAGGATTAAACTTACATACAGAACTAGCAGAAAAACATTGTCTTTCAATGGAACAAGTTGTTTCTTCTCAAAAAGAAATGCATAAAAACATTAAAGAAGGTGTTAGTAGAAAAGAATCACACGACAACCAACAGATAAAAGCTGTAGAAACGTTATACTTAGAATCATATTAAAAAGGAATGTTATGAGTGAAAGAAAACTGATAAGAGAGTTTATAAGTAGAGCAAATCTAGATGTATGTTTAATGTGTGGATCTCCTAATTGTAATTGTATGGCGAACCCACTTTCTTTTTATGATCATCCTCAAGATCAAAATAATCAACATGTACATCATAATATTGATCCTGATAATGACGGAAATATAACACCAGATGACTTGTACTCTCATTTTGATTCTAATAACGATGGTAAAGTAACAACACAAGATTACACAGACCATATAGACTTTCATTGTGCATACCCTGAGTCGATGGATCATTATCGTCAAGCAAGACAAAAATCTATTCAAAGTGTTCCGTGTACTAACTCTTATGACTCTTGTAGTAAACATTTAATGAGTGACGAAGACAGTATTAAAATGTATTTAGAACCTTTAATGGATAAGACAGGGTCTACCTGTAGAGCTTCTTCTTCTAAAGCACTTATTGATGTATTACAATCATTATTAAAGTGTGGTGTAATAGGTTAATAAGTTGTGTAAATTTTTCATTGTAAATATAAAATATACAAAAGGAAAAACAAAATGATTAAAAATGGTGACAAGGTTTATTATTATCAAACCATGAACAAGATTGGTGTTGTAAGCGAAATTATAAAAACAAAAAACACAAATCTTACAGTTGGTGGGACTTCTGAATCAAATACATATGTTATAGTAGAATATAAAGAAGGAAACAAAATTAAATATAAAATAGGAGACGTTCAAAAATATTTTGATTAAGTTATTTCTCTTATTAAGCACACAGATTAATTTTTGTAATCATATATATAAAAATCTCTCAGGCTATAAAGGAACAGAAGAAAACTCAACAGTATGTTCTCTTCTTATTGAAGACGCTAAAAAATTAGATGTTAATATTTCTACAATACTTGCTGTTGCGTGGGAAGAGTCTAGGTTTACCCCACAAGAAAAACCAACAAAATACAAATGTATTGGACCATTACAAATTAAGTATCAATATTGGTGTCCAAATAAAAAAGGAAAAATATCAGCAATTAAAAAAGATGGCTTAATTAGTCAATGTGATGTATTTTATCATGGAACTAAAGCTGTAAAGTATTATGTAAACAAATTTAAACCTTTCAATAAAGCTTTATGTTATTATAATAATTCTAAAAAGTGTAGTTTAAAAAACAACTATACATCTGGATATGTCAAAAGAGTTATAAACTTTAAATCAAAAATAAAGAAAATCTTAAAACTTGAAAGATATAAAAAACTGTAAAGATTTTTAAAGTGTATTTTTTATTTTTTTAATTGTATAATAAAACCAGGAGGAAATATGCTACCATCAACATATAAAAAATATTACATTCAACTTAAATATTATTTAAACGATTATTACGACGTAGATATTATAGAAAAACCTTTTGCTGAAGATGCTTGGTACCCAAACTTAGGTTTAATTTATATTAATCAAAATCTAAAATATAGAGAAAGACTTTTTAGTCTTTTGCATGAAGCAGGACATGCTATTATTGATAGTGATATTAGACAAAAAAATATACTTTGTTTTAATAAAAACTCTCCTAGCAAGATAAGATCTAAGAAAACTTATGTACATACTTTAAATGAAGAAATACTTGCCTGGAATTATGGAAAACAACTCTCTGGAAGTCTTGGATTTAAAATAGAAGAAAACAAATTAGAAGAATATATGTCTGATTGTATAATGTCTTATATAAAATCTGGTTTGTTATCTTTATATGGTAAGAATGTTAATGCTGAGTCTATTAGAATAAAATATGTGTAAACTCTGTATTAATTAGTATAATACTATTATAGGAGAGAAAATGCCTTTATCAAAAAAACAACTTTATGATTTAAAAAAATCAATGATTAAAAAAGATCAAGGTTCTTTAACAAAAATAAGAAAAAACAAGACCAAGATTATTAATAAATCTATAAATAAAGAAGAATCTAATTACAAAAAAACAAACATTGTTAGATGGAATTTTAAGGTAAATGATTTAGTAAATATTACTTACGAAAATAATAGTGTTGGTTTAATAGTTTCTGACTATGAATATTTCTCTAGAAAGCTTGAAAAAAATTGTTTCTTTGTTTTAGTAGGGTACACTGTTAAAATGTACGATGGAAAGTATTTAAGACAAATATAAATTTTTGTGTGTATAAATAACATTTAATTAGATATTATAATTTATATAAACTAACCTTATTTTAAAAAGGAAAAACAATCAAATGAAGCTTAATGTTAAAAATGATGATATTGTATTTGGGACAAATATTCTTGATATTAAAATACCTTCAAAACTTAGAGAAAGATATCCATGTGGTGTAGATTACCTTGACTCTGCTTTTGGTGGTGAAGGATTTACACCATCTACTATTTCTCTATTTACTGGTGAACCAGGTGCAGGTAAAACAACACTAATGCTTACACTTGCTAATGCTATAACAAAAAAAGGATATTTATGTTTATTCAATACTGCAGAAGAAAGTCTTTATCAAGTTAAAATGACATGTGAAAGGTTAGAATTAGAGTCTGGATTTGTAGCAGGACAAGAATCATATGTACCTAGGTTATTAAAAAACTGTGATGCTTTAAGAAAAAGATTTCCTAATAAACCTTTCTTTCTAATTGTTGATTCTTTGCAAACTCTTAACGATGGTAAGTATGGAGAAAGTCATACAAATAGCCAATCAACAGTAAGGTCACTTCAAGCTTTAACTGACTATGCGAAAGAACATTACGTTAATATTATTTGTATTGGTCAAGTTAATAAAAGTGGAAACATGGCTGGATCACAAAAACTCAAACATATGGTTGATGCAATGCTTCACTTGTCTATTGAAAGAAAAGACGAAGATTTTAAAGGTCTAAGAGTTTTAGAAACTATTAAAAATCGTTTTGGTGGTGCAGGATGGACATTTTTCTTAGACTTAAAGAAAGAAGGTTTTAATGAAGTAGCTAGGGTAGGTGTTAAATAAATGCTTAAACCTCTGATAGCTTATATGATAGGTTCATCACTTGTGTTTCTGCAACATAATTTGCAATTTATAAATGAATATTTTAAAGATAAAACTCATTTTCTTGTTTTAACAATGAGTATTCCTATTTCTTATCTTTATTTATATGCATGGACTTATTTTGTATCTGAAAATGATGGTTCTGTTTGGTCTGCAAGATTTATATTTTTTGGCCTTTCATACTTAATACATCCTATAATGGCTTATATTTTCATGAATGAAACACCATTCACAATAAAAACAGTTATCTGTACTATACTAAGTGTCTTTATAGTTCTAGTTCAATATAAATTATGATTTTATAAGTGTAAATATTGAAACAAATAAATTATAATATAAAGTAACCTCAATAAATTAACCTTAAAAAAAGGATATTAATTTGAATATTCAAAGCTTTTTAAAAATTGTTAAAAATCTTCCACCTCATCACGCAGTTCTTATGAGAGCAGGAACAGGTGTAGGCAAGTCATCCATTGTTAGTCAAATATCAAATGGGATTAATCTTCCACTAATTGATGTTAGAGCATCTATCATGTCTGAAGGTGATGTCCAAGGTTATCCTGATATTGAAGGTATGAAAGAAAAAGGCATAATGACTTTTTGCATGCCTTCATGGTTTGTTAGAGCTTGTAATGAGCCAGTTGTTTTATTTTTAGATGAGTTTAATAGAGGATTACCATCTGTTCAACAATCTTTCTTTCAAATCGTACTAGATAGACAATTAGGCAATGACGAAAATGGAATTCCATATAATATACACCCAGATACAAGAATATTTGCAGCTATTAATCATGGCAACGAATACGATGTAAATGAAATGGACCCAGCACTTTTACGAAGATTTTGGACTATTGATCTTAAACCTACTAAGGATGACTGGATTTCTTGGGCAAAATCAAAAAATGTTGACAATTTAATTATTGAATTTTTAAAGACTAGGTCTTCACACTTATTTGTTGATTTAGAAAAAATTAATCCAGGAAACGTTTTTCCAACTCCTGCATCATGGGCAAGATTCGACGAAGTTTTAAAGTTTTGTGAAATTGATCTTTATAAAAACAAAGATACATTTGATATATTTAATACTGCAATTGGCTTTCTAGGACAAGAAGCTTCTGTTGAATTTACTGATTTTGTTAAAAAATATGAAATTATTGTTACACCAGAACAGTTATTAAAAAGTTTTGATAAATGTAAAGATAAGTTAACGTCTATGTCTAATGACAGGATTAATTCTCTCATTGAGAGATTAGGAGAGCACGGTACAACAAACAATTGGACAGTTTCTCAATCAAAAAATGCTGCAAAATTAGGAAAAATGATTTCTGAAGAAATGATGATTCACTTTTGGTCATGTGTTACTAAGGGTAAAAATATTGAAACAATACAAAAGTTCCATAAAGAAATTGGACAATATGTTGTTGAAATTGTAAATAGCAATAGAGATATACTTAGTAAATAAGGAAGATATATGAGTGATATTAAAAACAATAACAATCTTCTCAAGAAAAGAAAAGCTTCTAAAAAACAAATTGAAGAGTTTGATTTACAAAAATACCTTGTAGATTTTCTTTGGTCTGAACCGTTTTATAGTAGAATTCTAAGGTCATTGAATAAAGAAGAAACTAACTTGATACCAACTGCAGGTGTAACATGTGTTGATGGCGATATTACTTTATATTGGAATAGAGAGTTTTTAGCAAGTTTAACAAAGTCAGAAATAACAGGACTACTCAAACATGAGTGCTTACATCTTGTTTTTGGTCATACAACAGAAAGAAGAAGAGATCCTCATATAATATGGAACTATGGTACTGACCTTGCTATAAACAGTACAATACCAATGCACGAACTACCTCAAGGAGGTTTAATACCTGGTAAAGAATTAATTTTAGAAAAGTCTCAATTAGAAAATATGTCTAAAGAAGAAATAGACAAATTTAATAAATTATCAAATTTAATTGCAAGCTTTCCTTTAAATAAAACATCTGAATTTTATTTTGAAAAATTAATGTCTGATAGCGAAATTAAAGAGTTTTTAGAAGAAATGTCTGAAGGCAAAGAAATGTTGATTGGTTTTGATGACCATGATGGATGGGATGATATTCCTGAAGAAGAAAAAGAGTTATTACAAGGTAAAATAAAAGAAATAATTAAAGAAGCAATAGGAGAAGCTGAGTCAAGAAATTGGGGTTCTATATCATCTGAAACTCGCAAAGAAATATATAAGATTTTTTCTAATAAGATTAAGTGGGAGTCTTTATTAAAAAGATTTTGTGGTTTTACTAGAAGAGATGATAGACGATCATCTATTAGGAAATTAAATAGAAAATACCCAGGAATTCATCCAGGAACAAAAAAGATTTATAAGCCTATGATTGCTGTGTATATAGATGAAAGTGGATCGGTTTCAAATGAAGAACTATCATTATTCTATTCAGAGTTAGATAATCTTTCTAAAAATACAGATTTTTATCTTTATAAATTCGATCATCGAGTTGATGATAAAAATGGCTTTTTATGGAAGAAAAATAAAAGACCTTTACTTAAAAGAAATTTAACAGGTGGTACATGTTTTAACGCAGTTGCTAATCATGCTGATAAAAACAAAAAAAGATTTGATGGTTATATTGTTTTAACTGATGGTGGCGCTCCTAAGCCTAAATCATCTATAAGACTAAGAAGGTGTTGGGTCCTGGCTAAAAAATGTGTATTAGCTTTTGAGAATGATAAAGCTGATATTGTCATAAACATGTAAATAATTTTATAAAAGAGATAAATATGTTATATAATTTTAACACAGAAACATTTAAGTTTATTAAAGAAAACAATAAAGTTAAATTGTATCATAAAGCCCAAAATAAGTTTACACAAGGTTGGACTTATATTGGAAAATACGAAAACACACAAAAAGCAGAAGTTGCTGCAAAACAATACACAAATTAAAAAAAGGTAAATATTATGATGCGTTACAAGCTTACTATTGATAGACACAGTCTTGGTGAATATGAAAAGAGTGTTGTCAATTATGTTTTTGAATCTTCTTCACCAAAAGATGCACTAAGAAGAGTTCAAGCGGTATATGACTTGTGTGAAAAAAATAAAAAAAGAATTCCTTACAATTCAAAACTATTTTTAGAAGCTGTTGCAATTTCAGCTGATCTTGACTTATCAAAAATTAAGTAATGTAATATGCTTTATTACATAGGTGTTTTTTTTATTCTTATCTTAAACGCCGGAATACTTTTTGATCAAACCTATCATAATAAAGAGTTAAGTAACTTAAATCCTTACTTAGTTTTAATTGTGATGGGTTTGTTTTTTTTAATAGAAGTAATGTTTTTTTCTGCCATATACATGATTACAATTAAAACAATAAGGCTATTCTAATGATAGATTCAGTTAATATATTCTTGCAAAAAATGAACTCTTCGAACTCATCTAACAGTAAAGTTGAAGTCATGAGAAGTTCTGATAGAAATATCAGAAGAGTTTTATACTATACATATAATAGTTTTATGCAATATAATATTACATCGAAAGTAATAAACAAAAGAAAAGATTTAGTTAATAAAGATACAAAGTTTGTTTCTATTTTTAATCTGTTAGATTCTTTAAATCAAAGACTAATAACAGGTCATAAAGCAATAGAAGAAACAAACGGATTTATTTTAAATAATCCTGAATATAAAGAGTTGCTTTGTCTAATATTAGACAGGAATCTTAAGATAAGAGTTTCTGTTAAGTTAATTAATAAAGCCTTACCAAGTTTAATTCCTACTTTTAATGTAGCACTAGCAGCTAAGTATGATGATAAAACAAAGAAGAAAGTAGACTTTAGCAAAGATGTTTGGTATGTATCAAGAAAACTCGATGGTGTTCGCTGCCTTATTGTGGTTGACGACAAAGGAAAAGCAAAATCTTTTTCAAGAGCAGGAAAGCAGTTTCATACATTATCCTTGGTAGAGAATGAAATAGAAAAACTAGGTGTTAAAAACGTTGTCTACGACGGAGAAATGTGTATTGTAGATGAAAAAGGAAATGAAGACTTTCAGAACATAATGAAAGAAATTGGACGCAAAGATCATACAATACAACAAGGTCTATTTCAGATATTTGATTTTATACCTTACGATATTTTCAAAAAAGGTTCATCTGATTCTGGAACTTTCTCGCAAAGAGTGTTTGCTTTACAAAATCTCTTGTTAGGAGGAAATTATATGTACATCGACTTTTTAGAGCAGATACCTGTTTCTAATTTTGAAGAGATAGAAGCACTATCTTTAAGCTCATCTGAAAAAGGTTGGGAAGGATTAATGTTAAGAAAAAACTCAACGTATAAAGGTAAAAGGTCAGATGATATCTTGAAGTTAAAAACATTTCATGACGACGAATATAAAGTTGTTGATACTTTTTCTGGACCCTTTCGTTATATTAAAGAAGGTTTAGAAGTTGAAGAAGAAATGTTAAGTGGCGTTGCTATTGAACACAAAGGTAACATTGTTAGAGTTGGAAGCGGTTTCTCTATAGACCAAAGAAAACATTTACATAACAATCCAAAAGATATTTTAGGAAAGATAATAACAGTTCAATATTTCGAAGAATCTCAAAATCAAAACGGTGATTATTCATTAAGATTTCCTGTTATAAAAGTTATTCATGGCAACGAAAGAAACTTTTAGTTTTTGTTTTAAATTTCTTCTTATAATTAATACTTAACATATAACTTACTTTAAAGAGGAAAATTATGAAATTAACAGAGACAAGTCTTAGGAAAATAATAAAAGACGTTATTTTAGAAAATCAAGACGACCTTGTCGCCCAAGAGGCCGAAAACAACGTCAAAGATTTTATTGATATCTGTAAGAAGAATCATCTTAGCGATATTGGTAACCTAGAAAACGTCACACAGATAAAGTATCTTGTTGACTTATTATCGAAACACAAAAGCACTCTGAAATTCGGCAAAAAAGACAGTAAAACCATCAGATTAATGGCACAGACAATTACAGATAAATTAATTACGAAACATAACGCCGGTCAATACCTCATTGATGAGTTATTACAATTATATCTTGTTCGTTAATAAAAAAATAAAGTAAGGATAGAAAATGAAGATTACAGAGAGAAAACTAAGAAGTATTATTAGAAGCGTTATTACAGAAAACAGATTTGAAGATGCCTTAGATG